TGAGTGTGTTCAACAGTGATGGATACCGTTTGCACTTTGGTTGGAAGATGACCCCGACATGGATGGCACAGTTCGATGGGATGGGCAAACCGATGGTCAAGCACAACGATGGTGATGTGTCAACAGAACGCATACCGTTGCTCAATGTGCCATTTGAGGACATCCAAGGTGTGTTTCCTGAAATGGAGGGAGGCATGAGTGACACGCATCCATCGGCACCGGGGGCGAACGACATCCCCGAGAGTCAAAAGACCGATGAGTATGGTCAGAGCAATGTGTTCAAACTGAGCGAGGATGCCCATGTCATCAGTGACCTCGTGAAGTCACTGACTAATCCAGACCTGACAAAGGAGGATGGGCAGTTTATCCCCATCAAGGCTGCACATCGCATATTCGCCCTGAAGGACCTGAAGAACCTGCGTGGGCTTAGTGGTGATTGGGTTGTGTCGTGTTGGTGGAAGGGTAGGCGCGCCATCGTGCGTAAGGATGATGATTCGCTAACCGCCAAATATGCAGATGGGACAGACTGCAAACTGTCAAAGGATGACAAGAAGGGGTTATTGGAGTCCAATGATGATGACTTCGTGCTCGATGTGAATGTCGCCAAGAACAAGTACATTGATGTGATTGACCTTCTGGAGCATGATGGCAAGGAACTCTACAACAAGCCACTGAAGCACAGGATTCGTCTGTTGCGCTCGGTGTTCGATAGCACTGACACTGTGCGATTCCCTGCACCATTCAACGCCCGTCGAACCGATGATGAGGGTCTGGAACAGGCGATTGCGAATCTGGCCGAGGAGGAATCCGACGGTTATTTGCTGCGAGATGCCGACTCCACCTACATGAAGGGTGAGCCACGACACCCGAAGTGGGTGTTGCTTCGCAAGTCGAAGGAGATAGATGTCATCATTCTTGACAGGAGGGGGCGTGGCCCATACACCTATCGCCTCGGGATAGGTCCCATCAACCCCGACAAGGCCAAGTCATTGGGCAATCGTGCCACGGAGCGTGATGGCAATTGGTTCATGGACATCGGTTCATTGGTGCGTGAACGCAAGGCCTTCAACGAGGGTGACTATGTGCAAGTTCGCATATCCAGCGTGTCGCATCGAAGGCGCAAGGGAGAGGATGTCTACACCGTCCAACCAACGCGAATCATCGGCACTTCTGAAACTAGTGCCACCAACAGTGTGGACACGCTGTCGTTGTTGGTCAAGTCGCACAACCCGATGATACTACCACATGATGTGGACATCGCATCGAATGAGGTTCGTGTCAATCTGCATGGACTGAATGACACAGTCATCTACAAGGTCAACCAGTGGGACGATGGTTGGGCGATTCATGAGCCGTTCAGTGTGCTTGGCGACCTGTCTGGAGACGATTACACGATTCATGTGGCAGAGAGCCTAAGACCGTTCTGGGAGCCTGTGGTCGCCATCACGCTCAAGGGAGTGGTGAAACCGACCAAGGACGAGAAGGATGAGGATGTAGGCATCCATGAGGAAGGGTTTGAGGTCAAGAAGCCCAAGAGATTGGATGACGAGCAGATTTTGAAGCCTGAAATCAGCAAGACGATTCTCATTGCGCTCCAGATGGTAGACGACATGTTCGCCAAGAAGGCGACATGGACTGGGCCTAAGGGTTTGGGCATCGGTCTGGGAACACCAGACAGTGCGCCTCGCGGACCGACCGAACTAACTGCTGACCAAAACACGCTGGACTATGATATGAGGCCACGACCTGAGGACGAAGTCTTGGCTGAAAGACCAAAGAAGGGTGGCAAAAAACCTCAAGGGAAAGCCAAAAAAGTGACAATTTCACTGACAACGGATGAGAAGGAGAAGGGTAAGATAAGGGTCACTGAAGAGGATGCAGTGCTGGAAATCCAACCCGAGTAGTATTGGTTGTATCAGTTGAAGTATTGAAATACCATGACAAACCCATTGTTGGCCGGTGGTAATTGCTGCAACTCAACCAGACCTGCATCCCTTCGGTGCAGTTTTGCTCAAGTCAAGGGCAGTCGACGACTTGGTTATTGCCGGTTATGCCAGTGTCGAACTTGTCGACAAACAGGGCGACCTTATCACTACAGGAGCACTCAACAAGGCGTTTGCGAAGTTCATGGGGAATGCCCGCTGCCGCAATGTCCAACTCGCACATTCCAACATCCAAGTTGGAGAAGTCGTCCCTCAACACACTGACACCTCAGGGCGTGTGTGGAAGTCAGAGGTCGATGACACCGGACTATTCGTTGTCATCCAACTACGAGGTGACATCGAAAAGGCACGAGAAGTCGCCGCAGAGATTCGCAAGGGAAACCTCAAGTCGTTCAGCATCGGAGGGCAAGCGTTCAAGCGAGTGAACAAATCAACTGGTGAAAGAGGTTCATACAGAGAGATACAGGATATGGAATTACATGAGGTCACAATCTGCGAAAAGGGAATCAACACGGAATCAACATTTAGAATACTGAAGGAGGATAATGAAATGACAGAACAAGAAGTGGTTAGCCAACTGCATAGTGTATTGGAACGATTGTCGAAGCGTCTTGACGATACCGAGGAAGTTGACAAGGGCAAGAAGCCTGCGTTCCTTACCGAGGGCAAGGATGATGACAAAGACAAGAAGGACGACAAGAAGGATAACGACAAAGACGAAGAGAAGGGTGAGAAGATGGAATATGAGGATGATGACACCAAAAAGTCAGATTATGTAGATGAAATATCACTTGACTATCTCAACTGGATGGAGGACACCCTGAAGGGTGCAGGTCTCGATACAGGTGCAATTCGTGACCACTTCAACAAGGGATACTCAGTCGGAGACGACAGCGACCACCGAGGGCAACCACCCAAGGGCATCGTCGGTGAGGGCATCAGCGCACCCAAGGCCAGTTTTGGCAGTGGAAAGCCAACGGGGAACAAGTTTGCAATCCGGGCATCCGAGGGCGAGTGGAACCCACCACGAGGCAATCAATTCGTCATCAAGGAGAATGTTTCATCGGCGCAGATAGAGGAGGCCTATGCGGTCTTCAAGGCTGCAGCATTGGAACAGACATTCAAGGACGAACTCAACGACACATTCACTGGTCGCCTCAACCACGAACTAACCCAGAAGGCGGATTATGAGGCCGCTACATCATTCGACAGCCGCGAACCAGTCGACCGTCTTGAGAAGGCAGTACTGGAACTCGCCAGCCGCATTGATGGATTTACCGATGGTGACACTGGAGAACTCATCCAGAAGGGCCAACCACAACCAGAGATTGAGATTCCCTCGACAGAAGACCTCGCCAACATCAGTTGGGATGAGGTGCATGGCCTTGCTACAACGGCTCTGCGAGGAGGTGAGTGAACATGGCACGAGACTACATCAGAACAATTCAGGACATGGAACGGTATTACTACGGAGCAGGGAACCTCGCGGGGTACTCATACAGCGGGGCTGACATTCTCAAGGCAGATGCACCCCTATTGAGCACAACTGCAGGAACCTACCAAGCCATCTACGGACGCAAGGTATGGTCGCAACTCAATCAGGAGTTCAATGCATTCAGTATTCTCCCCAAGAAGCCGTGGGAGAAGTCGGGATGGAGAATCATCACCGCGAAGCCCTCGTTCACCAAGGGTGGCGGTCTGGCCGAGAATGCCACGCTACCTGACACCACCAAACCAGTTTTCCTACATGTGTCGGCCAAACCCAAGACGGTTGGCCACGCATTCGACATGAGCGAGGTTGCAATCTTCCTCGCTGACAAGGACGATGGACTTGGCGACATTCGACAGGTCCTCAAGGAGGAGATGGGCAAGCACCACGCAGACCATGTGAACCAGATGCTCACGACCGATGTGGAGACACCTGCGGCAAACGACTTTGAGTCGCTTGACCGAATCACGACCGACCCTGACACCATCAACAACGCTAACGGATATGTAACTGCCAACACCGACAATGACATCTACAGCATCACTCGTGATGGTACTGCGGACTTCCACAGCGCCGAGGTCAGTGCATCCGGCACCAAGGGAACCAATAGGACCTTGAGTCTTGACCACTTGGATACGGTATTCCAACAGGTGTGGACTCGTGGTGGCAACCCCAAGGTAATCTTTACTGGATATGACACACTCATGCGGGTTCAGCAACTCCTGCAGTCACAACAGCGATTCATGGAAACCAAGAGAGTCACACCGTCATTCAACGGCGTGAAGGGTGTTCCCGGCATTGAGGCTGGATTCATCGTGG